TCATTTCATTCTCGGAATCAAACTTCTTAATAAAGTATCTGCAACTCTCCTTACCACTTCCAGTTTTCCCAAGTGCTGCAATAAATAAGTTTGATCTTGTGTTTTCTTCTGTAGCACATTTTCTACCGATCATCACTCCAGTATAGGCAAGCGATGCACCCAGAGTTAATTCAGGCTGCGGATACTTTGAATTTTGCATGATAAATTCTGCAAAATCTCCAACAAATCCTGCAGGTTTTAGCAGGTCTTTGTGCAGTTCCCTGTCTGTTTCTTTTTCCTTGTAAGTTGGAGGTGCAGAAATGGTTTTATGCCGGAAAGTGTCTCCTGCCAGGAAGAAGAGTGTACCTCCATCGCCTTCTGTGATTGCACCGCCCTTAAAACCATCCCATTTCCCCCTCATCTCAGTTGCATTATATTTACTGCTGGCTGAAGACCAATCATCCCAAAGTGCAAAGCCTGCATCACCAATAAAACCCTTGAGACTCATGCCGATCTTCAGCCAAGTTCCATAATCATCCACATTTGCTACAGATTTAAGAGCCTCAGCCGCTCTTTCTATATCTGCAAGCGGATAAGTCTCAGCTTTTACTTCAGTTGCATCAAAAAAGACTTCCCCCGGGTCTTCCAGGGGAATTGGGATTGCATTGGTTTTTCTTTTTGCGGAGGGGTCGTAGGTCTGGAAGAACAGTCTGGCAACGTCCTTGCACTGGGTATCAAGTACAAGGTTGTATTTTTCCTTGAAATGTTTTTCGGCAGCAAGAAACGATTCAGTGTGCTTGGTTGCATCAGGAACCACCTTAATCCATAGTTTCACCCCCTTGCCAGAGGGTGAAACAAAGGCAGCCTCCACATGCTTATCCTTAAACAGCAAGTCCCTCATCTCTTCGGCATTTTCATCCAGCTTATCAATATCGCCCTGCATGAGTCCGCTATACTCCACCAAGGTATCTGCTTTTCTGGTTTTGGTGCGGCAGGATATTGTGTATGCAGGAAGCCGTTTCTTGAAGGAATCGTACTTCTTTTTGTCACCATTTGCCAGCTCCTTTCGGCAAACGGATATTATATCCTTGTGGGTTCCGTTAATTATTTCCTGAAATACATCGTCTATTTCTTTGTAAACAGGTTTCTTTTCTTCCACTCCATAAAAGTAAGAAACTTTCATCATTTTTTATGTCAGGCAAATGCGTTTGGTTAAATGAATGGGTATATCGTAAAAATGTTCTCCTTTCGGATACCTTGTATTGGGAATAACCTCTACATAATCCTTAACAAGATGTTTTCCATCAATGAAAATGGCTTCTGAACAGTCTTTGTTGAGAACCCAAAACATAACTTTTCCTTTCTCCAGGTACTTCTTTTTTCTGTATGGAATATGAACGGACTTCCAATGCGGAGGCCACTCATTTTCCCAGGAAGATTTAATCTCCACCTCATGCCACACTTGCCGCCACGATTGTATATCCGGCCCATAATCCTCAAATACATTTGTGAAGTCTCCCCTTGAGTCAAGGTAGGAACGAATGGCGTTTTTTGCTTTAGTATCGCAGGCGAGGTATGCCTGCTTATTAAATTTCGGCATGTCTTTTCGTTGTTTGATAGAATAATAGAGTTGCCCTGTCCACAGTATATAAATGCAGACAGGGCTAGTAGGACTATGCCACTGAAACAACCAGAAAGGTATATCACGATGGCATAGAATATGAGGGAGTTTATATCAGAAAGGTAAGTCATCTGTATCCGATCCATCCATAGATGCGGCAGGGGCAGCATGATATTTCTTGTACCCCTTGATGTCGTTACTGTCTTCGTAACCGTTAGAACCCTTTCTTATTTCAACCCTTGCAATAACAGGAATGTCGTGCAGTTCCCCGGAATCTGTAATCTTCTGCTTTCCGATTGCCCTGCACAATGAGGCAAGTTGTTTTTTGGATATTTCAACTGCCTGTGCATTTGGATTATCCAGGTTAAGACGGTCAAACAGCTTCCTGTTCTTACCATGACCATCAATTACCGAAAGTTGAAGGAATAGGTAATGCCCATCCCCTGCTTTGGTCTCCCTAAATTCAGAATCCTCCACTATCACAGGGTACTCACCCGGTGGAAGCACAGAAAAGTCCTCATCGACAACTTCTACGTCATCTGCATTAAATTCGAGTTTCATTTACTCTCCTTTTCAACTGTTTTTGACTGTTTAGGTTTGGCAGAATTGCCTTCAGCTCTTGCATCTGCAACGGCTGATGTGAAATCCTTCCAGTTTAGTGGAAGACTTTCCGGTAGTGCAAGCCGTGTTTTGCTTTCATAACTTGGATTATTACCCAAGTGCAGCAGCCTACGGCCTGTGGTTGTGGGTTTGTATCTGGTATTACCAAATGCATCTCCACTCTTGGTGGTGAATATCTCTGGAGCAACATAGCCCACGACATCACACCATTCAAGAATTGTACCCCGGATATGCTTGTGCAGTTTTAGCGTAACCATATCATAGGGGTCTAGGTTAGGGTCTTCAAGTCTCACAACCTGCGAATGACTGATAAGCAGGATATGAAAACCCTTCTGGCGAATAGCTTCAAGGGCATTCAAAATATCCTTCCAGAAATTCAAGGCATAGACATATCCTTTTTGGTATCCAAACTCTTCTATTGAAGAGAAATTCTTTGGGTTCAGCTTGCCGTCATCCAGAACACTCTGCCAAAGAATTTTTTCCAGCCAATCCAATGAATCAACCACTATCAATTCATTTTGTACCATATCGGCTTCCTTATATATGTAACGAAGTGCATCCATAATATCACTGGTGGGTTTGCCGACAAGATCAATTGATTTACAATCAATGTTGTCAATCCCTCCTTCTATATCCAGGAACATTCCGTCTTTCCCGAAAGTGGATTTACCACTTCCTCCGGCTCCATGTATCCCAATCCTCAAGGGTCTGGGCTTCTTGCCGGACAGTATTTTAACTTCGCTCATACTCTCCTTTCGATAATTTTGAATGTGCGAAATTCAGACACACGGCTAAACTCATCAGCCAGACCAGGATGTGCCAGTTTAAGGGCTTTCTGATCCAGCCCGGTTTTAGAACCATTAATCCATGTAGCAAGTTTTTGGCCTTCTTCATCAACCACAACTGCAGCAGTTTTCATGTGGTTCATTATGTCCTTGTCATTATCACTTATCAGAGCCTTTATCTCAGCCCTCTTCTTCCTTAAATCCCTGCCTGTTGCAACAAGGTTCAACATGAGTGGAGTTGCCTTTATCTCCTCCAGTTCCTCAGAAGCCTTTGGAAATTGCAGCATTGCCTCCTTTGCACTCATAGGCTCAGGAGGAATCTTTTTCAATATATGATTGTTCCAGAAATCCTTTTCTTTATCAATCAGTTCCTTTATCTGTTTTTCGTCTCTTTCAATCTTATAAACCTGTATTTTTTGCCCTCCAATCAATACAACACACCACCAAAAATCCCAGCCTGTAACGTAGAGGTAATGATTAATCTGGTCAAGGTAATTTGGTGGAATATCTCTGGTCATTTCTGCCCCCCAATGCGAAGCATTCCATGCAGCAGTTGTCTTAATCTCAACACCCACCTTTTCTCCCACTACCTTTGCATCAATGTGAGCCTGTGCAATGGGCCACTCTCTTGAGTTCATTGTCCTGGAAGCCATCCTGATCTTGATTCCAGTTTTCTCAGTAAACAGTTTGCCCACTCCATCTTCAAACATAACTCCTGCCTGAACTGCAGGATTATCAGATAAGTCCTTCGGTTCCTTCAGTCCCAGTAGCAAATCATAAACGTCTATGCCAAACATCCAAGGGTTTGTTCCATTGATAGCACCAGCAAACGAGCCGCCTATCTTACCCTTCCTAATCTCCGGGTCTCTCTCCGGTTTAACTTTTACTGCCATCTTCCCTCCTTATAATGGTTTAACACGTTTCTTTGGATTTCTATGCACAAAGTTTGTCCTGGCATTCTCTTCTCTCAGTGCAACTACCTTCCTGCCTTCTTCCCTTCGCTTCCTCATCATCTTTGCATAGAGATGCAGTTCAGCTTTCGTTAGGCGGTGGTGACTGTCAACCAGCATATCCACATACTCTTCATTCTTCATTTTATCTCCTTAAAAATAGAGGCACAGAGACAGCGTAAGAATTACTTAACCCTGGATTGGGTGACTCGACAACCGAGCCAAAAGTAAAGTTAAGTATTCCGTATTGCTTGACCAGGCATGTTTCAGGAGAATTTTACAGGCCAATGATCCCAAACTACTGAACATTTCCTGAGAGGAAGTCTCCTCCTGACTTAATCTCTGTACCTCCAAATGCTATCACCACTTGTTCGTTAAATTCATTTTTCCAACTATAGACCACACCTTCTTTGCAGTGATAGAATGCACACAGGCATCGTCACGATCTGATTCTGAGAAGAGTGCATCCACACAGCTCTTAATCATATTATCAAGGTCAGGCTTAACCTGATGGTATCTGCCAATCATTTCCATTTTCTTCTTTTTTGACCAGCTCTTTGGCATCTGCATGTGAAACTCAATAACAAGATGGTCACTGGGAACAAAGTTCTCTTCCTTGCAGGCAAGTCTCAATTCATCCGCAAACTGGCGGTAACGCATGACTACTGGTCTCTTTTTCCAGACATCACTTCGTGTCTGTCTGGGCTTGGGTACAGGCTGTACGTCAATCCACATTAAACCCTCCGTGGCTTTGTTGACGGACAACTTCTTCCATGAACCTATTACTGTACCCAAAGCCCATTAAATCATCTATATTCCAGTTGTCAAGTAAGGGGTTTTGCATTGAAGCCCCCGGAATTTTTCCATCCATTTCTGGAGAAAGTGTTTTTATTTTTCCACCCATTAAGATATATTTTTTAATCTCCTCCTGGTGTTCAGAATTAGAAATGTTAAGTGGTTTCTCAACCTTAACGATCCTTGGTTCATTATTTTTATAAATAAAACCATGAGAACCCCACTTTTTAATGATGAGTGGAGACTTTGGTTTAGACTTATTTTTTTGCCGTAATTTATAAAGGGAGTATTTTTCCCTACACCTCCTTGTGCAACATTCATGGTTATCCTGCCTGGGGGAAAAAATCTTATCACAAAATATACATTTGCGAGTAGGTAGTTTAGGGTGGTACTTATCGTAGTGTTTCTTATCTTTTAGCCTTTTGTTCTGGCTGTAACACCAGGTACTACACCATTTTATCTTCTTTCCTGTAATCCTGTTCCCACATGGACACAATTTTCGTTTCCTCACTCTCTTCACTATATCCTTCCAATGGAATTAGATAATCCTTCACCTCTTTATTCTGGGCAACAACAAGCCGTAGAGCTGCCGCCTGGACTCTCTCTCGCAGATTATCATTAAGTAGTTTGGATACATCCGAAACGGTTGTTTCGGATGCGTTAGCAACCTGACTCAGCGTTACTCCAGAACGCCTCATTAGCTGCTTGATGGTAAGTGGCCTATTTTGCATTTACTCCTGTCTGTTAGACTTTCTAAAAAAGTTTAGAAAAACTATGAGAGTCTTATAATAAGCCCCTCTACAGGAGTGTCAAGTGTTTTTTTAATTTTATCTACTTTTTCTACCTTTTCTACCTTTTCTGATACCTCTTGCCCTCCTGAATGCCTCTGCTCCCTTTCCTTTTGGAAATACGGTATCCAGTATTACACTTGAGAACCCCTGCTGTGCAGTATCGGATGCAGCCGTAACCGCAAATGCCCCTGCCGTCAGACTTGCATAAGGGCCAAGTGCAGAGAAAGTCCGTGGATTGGTGGCTGCCG